TTTCGAGTCCTTAAGGCCGCGTGCTCATCAGACACGGGTTAGCGGCCTATTGCCGTGTGACGGGGCGCGCCCCCGTTTCGCATCATTTGTTAGCATATTCAAAGAGAAGATCACTTGTCCAGTCTTCCCCCATACAATCGACAAGTTCCTCGCGAATTGCAAGGTATTTGTCGAAGTCCCCGGTGTTGAATGCGGCGATGGCCGCTTTTACCTTTTCGATCATTGCAGTGTCTTTCTGTTGCCGGGCGCGATTCGCCCATGGCCCATACAACCACACGGCGCGCGCCGTGTCAAGACCCATACAGCTACTCTCCTACCACTCTATACCATGCAATATATGCCGCATTCATACCCCCATACACTCGGTCTTACGGTATATCCCCGAATTATTTATTTTGAAAAAAAAAAAAAAAAAAAAAATGAACAGTGTTCATCCACTGCAAGAAGAAAATTTTTTGGAAACTCGGGGGTATGAATGTGTGTCGAATCACGGGGGGACGAGTGGTAGGAGAGTAGCTGGGGTTAGTTGCGCCGCGTGGGATTGCGCGGGCGCGATGTGTGTTTATTCGGGCGGAAACGGGCCGCCCATGCGCGCGGGAGTCGATCTGGTATGATCATACCCCCGCGCACCAGGGCGCAAGAATAGCGTCTTACAATTGGAATTTCCAATCGTCTTACGCTTCACTCACCTTTGGTTGCACCCACGCGCGCAGGTCCGCAAGCGCGACATACACTGCAGCATCACACTGCGCGCGCCGATTTCCCCGCGCACGGCGCAACGCGATATCCAACTGGCGCAACACCGTCTCGGGCGCGCGGCCTTCGGCAAGTCTCTGCAGTTCCGTGATGCGCGCGGCGCGTTCTTTCATTGTCATGTTGAGTCCTTTCATGGTGGCGACCATCGCCACACGAATCACTCTACCACAACTCCCACTCGATACAAGAAATATTTTCTTGGGAGGCTTTGCCTCGGCACCCCACCCCCGGCGAGTGGGTGGCCCCCGCGCGCGAAGATATCCCTCGCAAAAATTTTGAAGTGAAATTCAAATGTCTTACCATTCACTCAAAACTTTTTCCCCCCGGCGCGATGAACCGGCTTGACGCGGGCGCGCCCGGCTGGTATGATGATGGTGGGATTTTGTAAGGCGGATCACTCGATGCTTGGCCTTCGCACAGTAGGACGCGCGCCCGAGCCGCTCACCTGGAGCGAGCCGCGCGATCTCACGCTCGCGGACATGACGGCCACGGCGCGCAAGCCTGGCACGCAAACGCTCATGCGCCTTCGAGACTCCCACCACTCAGCTGCGCGCCTTTACGCTGAGGGCTACAGCGGCGTCGAAATCTCTGCCATCACGGGATACACCCAGGCGCGCCTTTCCGTGCTCCGCAGTGATCCCGCGTTTGTGGAGTTGATCGAGTTCTATCGCGGGCGCAAAGAAGCACTCGTGGCCGATGCGGAGCTGCGGATGAAGCAACTCTTGCTCGACACGCTGCAGGAGCTTCAGGATCGCGTTGACGCCTCGCCCGAACAGTTTTCCCCGGAAGACCTTCACCGGCAGGCGAAGTTGCTTGCTGACCGCACCGGGCTTGGCCCCGCGTCAAAAACGCAAGTTGATGTGCGCGTCGGTATTGCTGCTCGACTTGAAGCAGCGCGCGAGCGCCTTGCGCCAATTGTTACAGTGGAGGCCGCTGAGTGAGTTTGCCCTCCGAACAAGACCAGCTGATTGAGTTTCTGGCTTCCACCAGTAATGACCCGCTCGCGTTCGTGCTCGGAGCATTTCCCTGGGGCGAGCCCGGCCCGCTTGCTAATGCTACGGGGCCGGAGAAATGGCAGCGTCAAGTCCTTGAAGACGTGCGGGATGGGCTGCTCGATCTCACTGCTGCGATTCAGATTGCAGTTGCGTCCGGTCATGGTGTCGGCAAGTCCGGTCTTAGCTCTTGGCTCATCCTGTGGGCCATCAGCACAATGCCTGACACGCGCGGCGTCGTCACAGCGAACACTGAGAACCAGCTCAAAACTAAAACCTGGGCCGAACTAGCCAAGTGGCACCGGCTCTGCCTCGCCCGCGATCTTTTTGAGATGACCGCCACCGCGATCTATTCGCGCGATCCTGCGCATGAGCGCACCTGGCGTATTGATATGACGCCATGGAGCGAACATAACACGGAAGCGTTTGCGGGCCTACACAACGCGGGGCGCCGCATCCTCGTCATTTTCGACGAGGCCTCAGCCATTCCTGATGTGATCCACGAGACAACGGAAGGCGCGCTCACTGACCAGGATACTCAAATCCTTTGGTTCATGTTCGGCAACCCGACGAGAAACACCGGGCGCTTCCGCGAGGCGTTCCGCTCGCTTTCGCATCGCTGGCACACCCATCGGGTTGACTCCCGGACAGTCTCTTTCACCAACAAAGACCAGATTGCGCGCTGGATCGACGACTACGGTGAGGACAGCGATTTCGTCCGCATCCGTATCCTGGGCGAGTTCCCCCGTGTGTCGAGCACTCAGTTTATCTCGACCGATCTGGCTGAGATGGCGGCGCGCCGTGAGGATATTCAGGCAGGCCGGTATGAGCCCTTGATCCTCGGGGTTGACGTTGCTCGCTTCGGCGATGACGCTTCCCGCATCGTCTTCCGCCGTGGGCGCGACGCCCGCTCAATTCCTTCTCTTGAGCGCCGCGGTCTAGATACAATGCAACTCGCGACATTTGTCGCTGAGCTAGTCGCACAATATAAACCTACTGCAATCTTCATTGACGAGGGCGGTGTTGGTGGTGGCGTCGTTGATCGGCTGCGGCAGCTGCGCATCAGCTGTATTGGTGTTCAGTTTGGGTCTCGCGCCGATCGTCCGCTTGCGCCTGACGGCGCGCCCTTGGGCGTTGTCCGCTTCGCAAACAAGCGGGCCGAAATGTATGGTCACATGCGCCACTGGCTTGCGCGGGGCGCGATCGAGAACGACCAGCGGCTAGTCATGGAACTGACTGCCACAGAATACACCCTGAACCTCAGGGACGAAATTCAACTGGAACGTAAAGCGGACCTCAAAAAGCGCCTGCCGTCAATCGGTTCGCCCGACTGGGCTGATGCGCTCGCGCTCACTTTTGCATTCCCAGTCGCGCCTCTTACGGACGCGGAGCATCCTTCTGGTCCGGCGCTCGCCCACGAATACAACCCGTTTGAAGGACTCGCAGCATGATTGGTTTTCGCGCTGATGGCACTCGTGTTGAAATCGAGGTGCGCCCGGTTGAGTCCCCGCCGGGGGCTGTCGGTAAAATCTTTTTCTTTGATGAGCGTGAGCACAAATGCTTTACCGCGCTCATCTTCGGTGAGGCTTTCGCGGCCGCAAGTGAGCTTTCTTTCCTTCGTAGCCTTGGAATTGAAAGGGTGGAATCATGAGCTTTAAATTCGGCGGCCCCGCGCAGGGGCAACAGGCGCTTGTTCCACCGCCCCCGCCGCCGCCAAATCCGGCGACGTTTGCTGACGCGGGCGTTCAGGCGGCGGGCGAGTCCGAGCGGAAACGCAAGCTCGGTTTCGGGCAGACCCTCGCTACGGCTCCGGGTGGTGTCGCCGCGGGTCCGACTGCGGGCAAACAACTGATGGGCCAGTGATATGGATCGAAATGCGATTATCGAACACTGTAACAGTCGCTTCCCTGGGCTGATCAGTGATCGATTGTCTTTCTGGTCGCACTGGCGCGAGCTTGCAGATTATATCCTGCCCCGCCGGTATAAGTGGCTTATCACTCCAAATCAGGCGGCGCGCGGTGGCCCGATTAACGGGCGCATTATTGATAACACCGCTACGGTGGCGGCGCGCACTTGCGCGAGTGGCATGATGTCGGGCATGACCAGCCCGACGCGCCCGTGGTTTCGACTCCGGGTGCGCGGGCAACTGGCCGAAGGCCCGACGCCGGTGGCGCTTTGGCTTCACGACGTAGAGCAAATTCTTTATGCTATTTTCCAGGAGTCCAATTTTTACAACGCGATGGCCACGTTTTATCACGATCTCGTCGTGTTTGGCTCTGCGTGCATGTTGATCTATGAGGATTATGATAGTGTCATTCATTGCTATAATCCTTGCCTGGGCGAGTTTTACTTTGCTAACAGCAACAAACTGGTTGTAGACACAGTTTACCGCGAGTTCGTTTACACCGCCGCTCAAGTGGTTGAGCGTTGGGGACTTGAGCGCGCGAGTGAGTCTGTGCGCTCCCTTTATTCCCAGCCAACCGCTTCAGGGTGGGCGCGCGAGATTGTTATCCGCCACGCGATCGAGCCGAATACCGGGCGATTCGGCTTACTCAAAGATTTTAAATGGATAGAGGTTTATTGGGAACGTGGTGAGGAACGCCCCCTGGAAGTCCGTGGTTTCCACGAGTGGCCCGCTCTTGCGGGACGTTGGGACGTTGTTTCTAACGACTCCTACGGGCGCACGATTGCAATGGACGCGCTCGGCGACATCAAACAACTTCAGCAGGAACAAATTCGCAAATCCCAGGCGATTGACAAAATGGTCAATCCCCCGCTTGTAGCGGATATCCAGCTGCAACATCAGCCCGCGTCGGCGCTGCCCGGCGGAATTACTTACATTGCGGGCGCGAACAATGTCGGCATTAAGCCGATTTACTCTGTAAACCCGCCGGTGCAGGAGATCATGCTGGATATTCAGCAGGTCCAGGAGCGTATTCGCACTACGTTCTTCAATGATCTGTTCCTGATGATTTCCAACCTGACAACTGTCCGCACCGCGACTGAGATTGACGCGCGCCGAGAAGAAAAACTGATTCAGCTTGGGCCGGTGATTGAGCGCACCGAGAACGAAGTTCTCTCACCCGCAATCGCCCGTGCGTTCGGGATTGCTCAGCGGGGTGGGCTGTTGCCGCCCCCACCGGAAGAGATCGGCGGCGCGCCGATTGAAATCCAGTATGTCTCGATGCTTGCGGAAGCACAGCGGGCTGCGCAGACTTCCGGCATGGAGCGCCTTGTCGCAACGGTGGGCAATCTTGCTGCGGGTATGCCCGACGTGCTCGACAAACTCGATCCTGACGAGTTCGTCGATATTTATAATGAAGTCCTCGGCAACTCGCCCCGGCTGATTCGCGCCGATGAAACTGTCGCGCGCATCCGGCAGACGCGCGTTCAGGCGCAACAGCAGCAGGCGCTGCTTGAACAAACGGTGGGTTCTGCAAAAGCGGCGCAAACACTCAGTCAGACTGACGTCGGCGGCGGTCTCAATGCGCTGGAGGCGATGCTCGGATGACTGACGTATCAGACCCTCAGGCTGTCGCCAAGGTGGCGCGCGGCGCTAAAGCAAATCAAGCACGGCGCGATGCTGTGCTTCTCACCCTTATGCAGTCTCAAAACGGACGGGAGTTTCTCTATGACCTTCTTGCTGATTGCGGTGTCAACCGTAACCCTTTCACTTCTCACGCGCTCAGCACCGCGTTTGCTTGCGGTGAAATGAACGTCGGCCAGCGATTGCTGGCGCAAATCATGCGCGTTGCGCCTGAGCTTTACACCAAAATGGTAGGAGAACATAATGAGCGAATCGCCCGAAATAACCAGCGCACTAGAAACACCGACGCTGACAAGCCAAGCGACCCAGACGCCGGAGGCACCGGCGACTGACGCCCCGGCTGAAGCTGCGCCGCCTGCGGAATTTACTCCGCTTACAGCGGAAGAACTTGGCCTCGATGAGACGGGCGCGCCGTTTCTTGAACTGGCAAATGAAGCCAAGCTCCCGAAGGAGCTTGCAGTAAAGTTTCTGGAGAAGCACAATTCTGTTGTGCAGGAGGTGTCGGAAGCGGCCCTCAAGACCTGGCGCGACACAAACGCGAAATGGGTCGAACAGGTGAATGCTGATCCTGAAATCGGTGGGACGAAGTTGCAGGCAGAAGTTCTGCCTGCAGTGTCGCGTGCTATCGACAAACTCGGAGGGGATGAGTTGCGTGCAGCGCTTGATCTCACCGGGGCTGGTAATAACCCTGCAATCATTCGCGCACTTTACCGCGCTTCACAGTTTTTGGTGGAGCCGACGAAGCCTGCGATGGGCGCACCTCCAGCGCAGAAAGTCGTGCCGTCGGCCGCTGAAGCGCTTTATCCTCAACTGGCAAAAGGTAACTAACCATGGCTGTTATCGGCGCATCAGCGCTTACGCTCGCGGATTGGGCGAAGCGCGTTGACGACAACTACAGGGTCGCTGCGATCGTGGAGTTGCTGTCTCAAACCAATGAAATCCTCGACGACATGCTTTGGGTCGAGGGCAATCTTGCAACCGGCCACAAGACGACTGTTCGGACTGGCTTGCCGCAGGCAACGTGGCGTATGCTCAACTATGGCGTGCCGAAAGGCAAGTCAACGACTGCGCAGATTGTAGATGACTGTGGTATGCTCGAGGTTTATGCCGAGGTCGATAAAGACCTGGCTGACCTGAACGGCAATACTGCACAGTTCCGCATGTCGGAGGCGAAAGCCTTTATTCAGGGCATGTCGCAGCAGATGGCGACGACGCTGTTCTACGGCAATCGCAATATCAACCCGGAGCGTTTCACGGGGCTCGCCCCGCGTTATAATACGGTGAGTCTTGCGACGGCGCAGACTGCGGCGAACGTGATCGATGCGGGCGGCACCGGTTCCACCAATACCTCCATTTGGATTGTGACCTGGGGCAGTGACACCGCTCATGGCATTTTCCCAAAAGGCAAGGTGGCGGGCCTGCAGCATAAGGACTACGGCGAGTGGACGCTAATGGACGCCGCGGGTGGCCAGTATCAAGGTTATCGCGATCACTTCAAGTGGGATTGCGGCCTGACTGTCCGTGACTGGCGCTACATTGTTCGCATTGCGAATATCGATGTGACGTTGCTTGCGGGTGGTTCAGCGGCGAACCTGATCAATCTGATGATTCGGGCGCTCCGCCGACTGCCCACTACGTCGCGTCAGCAGTCAAATGTTCAGAAGTCCGATGCGCCCACCATCATGGGCTCGATGGGGCGGACGGTTGTTTACTGCAACCGCACGCTGGCCACGTATTTCGATATCCAGGCGACGAACAAGACGAACGTCTTGCTGAATCTTCGGGAGTTCGACGGCATGGTCGTGCCAGCGTTCCGCGGCATTCCCATTCGTGTCTGCGACGCAATCCTCAACACCGAGGCCCGTGTGGTCTAAGGAGTTATACAATGATCCTCGATAGAAACCTTAACTTCGAGCCGCTCGGGGGCGCCGCGCTTACGGTGACTCGCGACAGCACGGACATTCTTGACTTTCTCAACGCGCGGGATATGGGGCCGGGCGACCCAGATTTGCACCTTCAGGTGCAGACTGGAGCAGCTTTCACATCGGCGGGCGCGACAACGCTTGTCATTGCGTTGCAGTTGTCTGTCGACAACGTGACTTACTTCACGGTATGGCAGACTCCTGCGATTGCAAAGACTTTGCTGGTCGCCAATGCTCGAGTGCTCACGGCACCGATTCCATATCGGTCACTTGACTTCGGAGACGCGAAGCCGCGTTATATGAAGTTGAACTACGCAGTGGCTACTGGTCCGTTTACGGCTGGCACGATTTTCTCTGGTCTTGTGCTTGGCGCGCCGCTGTCGGATGCGTATCCGCCTGGTATTGTGATCTCCAACTAATCGAGGGGGCTTCGGCCCCCTCCCTCCCTGGGAGTTTTTCTATGAAATTCGAACTGACCGCGAGTCACTATTTGCCCGGCGATCGACTTGCCGCCGAGGGTGAAGTTCTCACTGAAGCCGATGTGGACTTTACCAAGTTCCCGCCGAACGACTGCATGAAGCCGCTCGACGAAGAGGCCATCGCGCTTTATTCGAAGGTGCTCGCCGAGCGCGAAAAGCGTGGGCTGCCCAAACTTGGAGAAATCTGATGCAATGGCTTGCAGTATTTTTCCTGCTGTGGTTTGCGGCGCCCGCCGCGGCTCAGCCTGCGAACACAACCATAACTGGTTGTGTTTATAATGCAACACTGCCGACAGTGGTTGATCTTTCCTACATCACGTCGCAGTGCGACGCACAGGGCAGTATGCGGGTGGCGACTTCACCCACTCGCATCACTTGTGTTACGCCCACGATTACTGCAAATACTTACACGCAGTATTTCGAGGTTGGCGGGCTTATGACCTTCGGACTGGCATTCGGCCAGAAAACCTCGGGCGTGATCCAGACTGTTTCAGTCACTACCAAACAGAAACAGGCTTCAACGAGTCTTCGACTTTATCTTTTTAATGCTAACCCGTCCAATTCGACTTGGACCGATCGAGTCGTTCCGGCAATCAATGCACTTGATAGTAATAAAGTGAAAGCCGTTGTCGATCTGACTGACTCTTTTACTGATCTTGGCGCGCACACAATATGGACCAAATCGGCACTTGGTATTTCTTACGCGGCCAGCACTTCCACTGTTTTCGGTGTGCTTGTTGCGACGACAAACCTTGTAGCGTTTGGCACAACATCTGACCTTGAGGTGTGCTTGCACACGTTCGGAGACTAAACATGCGGAAGTTTTTGCTGCTTGCTTTTGTCCTCTGCGCAGCGGTTGCGCACGGCGCCGGGCTTGGAAATCGGCGAGCGTTGCTCGGCGGAAATCGTTCGGCGCCGCCGGTTCCACCGGTGCTCGTCTACACTAACGATTTTCGGACAACGTGTCTGCCTTCAGGTTTCACGTTCACGCGTGCAAGCAATGCTTGGGATTACAATACTGCAGGCACGCTCATCACTTACGCAAACAACGTGCCCGCGTGCCCAGGTTCTTGGCTCGGCAACGGCACAAATCACGGCTTGGGCATGTGGGCTTTGCGCACAAACATACTTCAGAATGCGGCGACGTGTGCGACGCAGACTCGAACATCCTCCAACGGCACAAACTTTGCTTGGATTAAAGGCACCGGCAGTATGGCCCTTTCTGGCACAGGTGTTTCCTGCACGGCCACGGAAGCAAGTCCGTGTCGGTATTTTACCTCTCCAGGAACACCTGTAACGTTCACGCTCTCTGGCACAGTAAATTTTTGTCAGAGTGAGTTTGTGTTTGCGGCCGACGTTGCGGGTAATCCAACTGCTCCAATTTCTACAGCAGCGGCTTCGGCGACACGTCAACCTGACATTATGTCTTCGCCCTCGGCAAATATTGGACTTAACTCGTCTTCGGGCACTTTCATCTTTCGTGATGTTTTTGTGCCGACTACAACTTCACAGTCTAATCGAACTATTTGGATGGCCTCCAATGGCGCGGGTAACAACGGTTTTCGGTTGTATATCCGAGCAACCGACGGTAAGCCGCAAATTGCCTGTGAAAACGCGGGGGTGCTTCAGTTCAGTGCAGTCTCCCCAACAGTTGTTACTGGCGGCACGCGCGCAACAATCGGTGTAGCGTATGACGCTAATGGCGTTACGGTTGCTGTTGACGGTAACGCTTTTGCCACAACGGCAGGCAACTGCGCCTATGCAATCACCCAAATTAACCTTGGCACAAACCAAGCGGGCTCGTTTGCACTGAACGGTTATATTGGCAAAGTTGATGTATATAATACTCGTGTGGGTAATGCTGCGCTGCAAGCGCTTACGTCGCCCCCGAACAATGCGCTTTCGGGGCCGCTGAAACTTCTGTGGGCAGATGGCCAGTCGAATTGCGCGGGCGCGAAAGCAACGCCACCGTTGACACTTTCGCCGATTTATCCCAATAACGTCTTTATGCCGAATGACTATTGGGGCGTTGGAGGCCCGCGCCTTAACTATTATTATCTGTCGTTTGGCAATCCTGGTATTTCCAGCGTCATTCCGGCGTTTGAGGCGCTTGGACCATCACCGCCGTTTAATCCTCCGGTGGATACTTATTTTGCGGAAACTGGCATTACTGCCTGGGCGAATGAGTTGATTTTCGAGGGTGATACTGCCAAATATGTCGCGCGCGGTGCTTGTGCGGGCGGTCAGCCGATCGCGGCGCTTTTGCCTGGCGCAGGGGGATCATACTCTAGTATTAAAGACAGCACTGCGGTGCTTCATTCACTTGCTGTTTTCAACGGCGGGTCAGTGAACGCTGATAGTTTCATGTTTGTGCATGGAGAAACTGATCGAAATCAAGGGACAGCGCGCGCGACATATGCAGGCGCAGTGTTATCACTTTCGCTTGCAGCAACCAGTGATCTTAAAACAATCACTAGCCAGGCCAACGATCCTATTTTTTACATGATGCAGCTACAAGCATCAGGCGTTGCCAATGGGACCGGTTCGCCAATCTCGATGGCGCAGTATGACATAACAGTCGGGACGAGTGCGAGTGCAAGCTGGCGTTTGTGCGCACCGCGGTATATGTTTCCAACGACTGGATATGTAAATGCTCCTGCATATCCGGATGGCCTACATCACACTAACACTGCAATTATCTGGTCGGGAGAATACGCCGGGCACTGTCGTCGATGGGAGGCGGTTAACGGCCTTCCCTGGAAACCGACTTATCCAACAACCGTCGCGTTTGATGCTGTGAACAAAGCATTAATCCGGACAACTTGGAATGTGCCGGTTTCCCCGCTAGTCCTTGACACAACGTCGCCGCTTCAAGGCGCGGCGTATATGCACGGACTCCAATATGTCGATGATTGTGTGCTCGCTTCGCTTGCGTTAAATCAGCAGCCATATACCTACATTACAAACGTAGCAACCACGGGCGCGACAACTATCGATGTGACGCTTTCAACGGTTCGTAGTGGCGCGTGCGCTAATCCGATGCTGCGGAACGCATATGATGGGCCAGTGGTGGCGGATCAGCGAAGTGTGCCCACTATTGTCTCGGGTGGCTCTGGTGGTATTGACGGTCCCTGCACCATCACAACTAACTACAATCCTGGTTTTCCGGGAGTGGCCCAGGCAACCTACTCAGCAACAATTGTCGGGGGCGCCCTTTCAACTATCACTGCAAATGTTTATCCGGGACTTTGGCCCCATTGGGACGTGGGTGCAAAAAACAGTGTGGGTGTTACTGGCTGTGGTCTTGTTGGCGCGACTGTTGACGGTCTAAGTCTCCGACGAGGTTTGTCATCCCTTGATCTGTCCGCCGCATGGTCTGGT